ATTTTGTTGTTTTGCTTATAACGACTCTTTTCATTTTCTCTTAGGCTTTTACTATTTCTTTTATCGTAATGTGTTTTTGGTGATTGCCACGGAGTTATCTCCCTCAGCTTTGGATAGTTCTTTATTCGCTAGTCTTAATTTATCGATCTCTCTACGCGCTTCGGCTGCTGCTGAAATTGCTTCCTCAACTTGTTTTTGGTCTATCCCGATGCTTAATAAAATATTCTCTTCCATTGCTATAGTCTTATGAGCGTTACTAAGGTGCTTTCGCTTGCTGTTAAATTAAACTCGCTTACGTTGTTGATGTAAAAGTAATCATTAAAGTAGTCTATCCATATTGGTATCGTGCTGTCAAAGTTCTCAATATCAACTGTGGTTAGTCTTATAAAGCATTCAACTACTTTTGTTTTTCGTTGCGTCATTGAATAAACTAAATCTTTGGTTTAGCACGTTTTGAAAAAGTATATTATTATTGGCTACTTCGTAATTAGCTGCAATAGTAGTGCCCCCAGTTATCTGCAATAGACTAGTTGTTGATCTGTTAAGCTTGACTATTCTAGTTTTAAAGCCTTCAATCTTAGCGTCTGGGTCTAAGTTGTAATTCGTGCCGTCAAATATGTATTTGTTGCCCGTGAAGATTTTAGCCATACTACGCGTGTCATTTAATAACGTCAAGTCAATAGCGCACAAAGAGAACGGTGCGGTGTATACTTCGCTTTCCAAGTCTATTGTAGTGTCAGCTATTGAAAATGTTCCGCGTCCGTAATTGGTTAAAGCCGATAAGAACGGATCGCTTTCGTCATTCGAATATTGGAAGTAGTTACTTTGAGCGTAGTTGCCTAGCTTAAATGAAACCTTTGGTTTTGTGCTTAGGTCTAGTTTTTCAGACCAGTCCAACGCGTTCGGCTTGTTATTAACTACGTCATTAACACGAACGAGTTCTATTGTCTTGTTGTATTCATCAACTTTGGAAACACGCCCATAACATTGCACGTGTAAAGAAATGCGTTACCTACGTTAATATCTTCAAATGAATCTAAGACATTAACAGTCGAGGGTATAATGGCATTATCGATTTGCTCAATGTTCATGCTAAAATCTGAAAAACTAAACGACCCTAGATTATCCGTCACCGCTGCGGGCTTGGTTTCAAGTGGACTAAATTCAATTTCGCTTTCGATCTTCCATACCATCACAAAGTTAGTGGCCGTCCCCGCTATCGATGCCAGAAATCCAGCGTTCAAAACCTCGATGTTAATAGGTATTGTTGGCGAATATATTTCTTGAGTTAGGTTAGTCGTTCCGTTTTGGTCTATGTAAGTCGCTGTGTAATATTCATATTCAAAGCTAAATGCGATACCATCAACGGCTCCCGTAGTCTTGTTGTATACATCCATTTGTATACGCATTATCGCAGATGTAACGAATAGATTTCGATAGAAAGACTGTGGGCTATTTGTTGTAAACTGACCGTTTAGATTAAACTCAAACGTAGTCAGTGCTGAATATGTAGACGGAAAGTTATAACCGAAAGTTATATACCCAAGCCCCGTTATTGTCGTGTCTCGATAAAGCCCGTCCGCGTCTGTAATTACGCTTGGAAAGTTTATCGGTGCTTTAACAATCGAGTTATCAATGTAAACGGATTCCTTAACAGATAGCAATCCGAAAAGGCAAAACACCGTTTATAAATTCATAATCAACAATGTAGTCGTTATTTGTACCTACCACATTCTTAGCGGGTATCGCTAAAGTACTGTACACGTCATCCGTCCATAAGTCGCCAATAGTCCTATACCCGATCAGCTCAATAGCCGAATCGATAATGAACTTTAGATAAAGCGATGGCAGAAAAAAGTCCAGCAAGCGGCGGTCTAATTATCAAACCAGCAACGGGAATATCGTTCAAAACCCAATGGTAGGGACTGCTAACACGGCAATGCGGGATGCGATGAAATACGCCGCTGAATATGGTTTGACGCCATCCAGCCGCGTTCGCCTTGGTGTGGATGCTGACAAGGCGAACGAAAAGACCCATCAGCGAGGTTCTTTCAGTGACTCACATCGTACACCAATACGCCGAGCAGGTAATGTCTGGCAAAATTGTTGCTGGCCCGCACGTCCGCAACCAGTGCAAGCGGCACTTGGCCGACTTAAAACGCGACGGCATTTATTTCGATGAAGGCGCTGCCGACCGCGTGATTGATTTTTTTGCCGAAGTCCTGCGGCTGAGTGAAGGCCAGTTTGAAGGCATCCCATTTGACCTTCATATCAGTCAGGCGTTTATTGTTGGCTCACTGTTCGGCTGGAAGCTGCCCGATGGGACACGCCGCTATCGCCGCGCCTACATTGAAATGGGGAAGGGCAACGGGAAGTCTCCGCTTGCTGGCGGCATTGGCCTTTATGGCATGATGGCCGACGGGGAGGCTGGCGCGCAGATATACGCGGCGGCGGCTAAAAAAGAGCAAGCAATGATTTTTGTTCCAAGACGCTGTGAAGATGGTCCGCCAGTCGCCAGTGCTTGAGCCGCGCGTCACGCCGTCGGGCGTCAACCCAGTTTGGAACCTTGCCGACTTGCGTTCAGGATCTTTCTTTCGCCCCATCAGCCGTGACAGTGGCAAGTCGGGATCTGGCCCGCGTCCGCACTTTGCGCTTTGTGATGAGGTCCACGAACACCCAGACAGAAACATCATGGAAATGCTTGAACGTGGCTTTAAATTCCGCCGCCAGCCGTTGATGTTGATGATCACAAACAGCGGGTCTGACCGCAACAGCGTTTGCTGGGAAGAACACGAACACGCCTGCGCAGTGGCCGCTGGTGATGCGACGGACGACACGACTTTTCCATATGTTTGCGCCTTGGATGAAGGCGACGACCCGCTCAATGACCCAACGTGCTGGGTCAAAGTGAACCCGATGCTGGGCGTCATCCTAAAAGAAAGTTATTTGCAGGGCGTTGTCGATCAGGCCAAAGCAATTCCGGGAAAGTTGAATAGCATTTTGCGTTTGCACTTTTGCGTTTGGACAGACTCGGAAGCGGCATGGATCAGTCGCGCCGCGTGGGAAAATTGCGAAGACCCTAACATGACGTTGGAGGACTTTGAGGGCCAACCATGTTTTATTGGGCTTGATTTGTCAGCGACTAAGGACATGACTGGCGTTGCTTATGTCTTTCCAGACGGGAAGGACGAGGACGGCAGGCCCAAGTTTGCGCTTTGCGCGCGTGGGTATACCCCAAAGGACACTTTGTCGCAACGAGAACTGACGGACAAAGCGCCCTACACTGTGTGGGAACGCGACGGCTGGCCGATTGCCCCCGCTGGCAAAGTGATCCGATATGACCACCTTGCGCACGATCTGGTGAACGCCGCGCAGCGTTTTGACGTGCAGGCAGTTTCCTATGACAAGTGGCTGATCAAGACATTTGAAAACGCGCTGGATGAAACGGGCGCAACCCTACCGTTTGATTGAGCATCCGCAAGGGACGAATCAACGCAAAGACAGCCCGCTTTTGGATGCCGCAGTCTGTAAACCAGTTTTGAGGATCTGATTTTTAGAAGGTCGGCTGCGCATCGAGGTCAATCCCGCTCTGCGCTCTGCGGTGGCATCCGCGTGCTTCTGGACGTCACCTGCTGGCCTTCGCAGGTTTGAAAAACAGCGCGCCACTGGGCGGATCGACATTGCACTCGCCGCCACGATGGCAATCGGCGCTGCGATAAACGGAGACGCTGGCCTCGTAGCTGCATCACCTTGGGACGATCCTAATTTTTAGCATGGTTTCCTGATGGCTTGTCGCGTTCCGTTTCTTATGTTATTGTGGCCAAAACCATAGAGCGGTATGTTGATGGGCCTTTTTGATCGGCTAAGAAAACCAGAAGCGCGAAACCTTGAAGATCCGTCAGCGCCTGTCTCGGCGTCTGATTTCCTTCAGGTTATGGGCTGGGGCGATATGTCGTCTTCGGCAGGCATCACAGTCAACACTGACACCGCGCTTGGCGTTCCCGCTGTATGGGCTGCGGTCAACTTTTTGAGCGGAACGCTTGCGGGCTTGCCGTTGCATGTTTACCGCAAGAATGAGGACGGCAGCCGAGAACGCGTCAAAGGCCCGTTGCAGTCCATCCTGCATGACGTTGCGAACGAAAGCATGTCATCATTCGAGTGGCGCAAATATTCATTTGATCAGGTCTTCACTGGCGGGCGCAGCGTTACATATATTGAACGCACCGAAAACGGAGCGATTGCGAACCTTTACCCGCTTGATCCACAATACACGCGGGTGGAACATCGCACAGAAGGCCGCCGTCAGGTCCGCGTCTATATTCACAAGGGTCAAACCTATTCGGCAAACGAGGTTATCGACATCCCATTCATGGTGAAGTCGAACAACCTCGACGTGCGTGGCCCTATTCACACGAACCGCGACGCTATCGGCATGGCAATCGCAGCCAGTCGCTACGGGGCCAAGGCGTTTCAAAGC